AGCGAGTCCTCGAGGGCGAGGGCCGCGCGACTCCAAAGCGGATCTACGACACAGTGGTCAAGTACCAGAAGAAGACCGGCTACTTCACCAATCCGTGCATGGAGGGTGGAGCCGAAGCGGGGGGACGACCCGCCGCGCTCTTCTCCTCCGTGGCAGCCACGCTCCTCTTCGCCGGGGCGAGCCTGGCGGTTTGGGGCCTCTTGACCTACCGGAAGCGCAAGGCCATCGCCCGCACGCGCGGCTTGGTACCGGCGGTCTACCAGACTTACGCTGAGACCCGCGCAACCCGCCCTCCGGACGTCCCCACCGTCGCCGAGCATCGCGTGGTGTGGCTCCCCATGTCGACCACCAACGTGGCCCCAAAGCCCATGACGCACACTGCGTTCTTCCGGGCGGGCCACGCCTACCGCCGGCATCGCGAGACCTTCTTCGCCGCCGCGGGCCTGTGCGTCCCTGCCTCCATCCCGATCGTGTACGCCACCAACCAGCACAACATCGAGATTGCGTTCCGCAACCGGCAGGGCCTCGCACACCCCAACGAGCTCCTCCAGTTGTACCCGCGGCTGAGCCGCCACGGGGTCCCCATCCGCGGCAAGTTCCTCGACCACGACCCATTCGCAGTCGCGCAGTTCGAGGCCTGGGTGTTTTACTACATTGACGCCCTGTGCCCCGGCCTCGGGCCCGGCGGTGCCGACGCCCGCGCGCAGTCCAGCGTGCGCGACGCCATGCCCATCGTCGGCGTCCCAGAGTGGATCATGCGGTTCCCCGCCCACCAGCGCGCCGCCCTCGCGGAGGCGTGGGAGCTCTTTCTCTCGCTCTGCGGCTCTGTGCCTCAGTCCCACGCCGTCAAGGCGTTCTCAAAGACCGAGTCGGTGCTAAAGAGCACCCCGCGTGGAGTCGAGCACACAGCGCCGCGTATCATTCTCGCCGTCAGTGACGTCGCGAAGGTCGTGGTAGGGCCGAGCGCCTTCTCGGGGGCCAAAGCCCTCGCGCGCTCGTGGACCATTGGCCACTTCATCATCTTCGCCTATGCCATGACTGCTGAGGGCTTGGGCGTCGCCCGCGAGTTCATGCTTGACGCCATCCCTGACGGGATCGACGTCGAGATCGACGGCGAGCGCTGGGACTCCACGGTGAACCTACGGCTCAAGTACTTCCTACTGCTGTTCTACCTCTTCATCGGTTTCGACGATGAGGCTGTTCGCGAGCAGCAGAAAGGGGTGTCCACGGTGGGCAGCTCCGCCTTTGGCGACAAGTTCGGCGTCGAGGCGCGAGTCCGCAGCGGTGAGACGCCGACCGCATTCGGCAACGCTGTCATCAACGGGCTCTCCCGCGCCTACGGCACGGCACGCTGGCGAGGACTCGCCCCGGACGCGGCCTTCGCTGTCGTCGGATACCACAAAGTGAAAGGGGTCACCAACTATAACCTCCCCATCATGACTGTGGCCCGACCGGACCTCCTCCCGCCGCGGCACCAGCCGCTAGGGCCCGACCCGTCCGTCGTGATTATAGTCGGCGGCGACGACGAGGGCGAGCGCCATAGGAAGGCGGTAGTCCGCGACGCGTTCCCCGGCAACAAGGACGGCATGGACCTGAAGGCCTTCGAGGACGCGATCGTCCAAGGCACATCGCCGCTCGGCCTCAGGCTCGTGCTCGAGATCCACCAGCACCCGTGGGACTTCTCCTTCTTCTCCGGCCTGTTCATACCCGTGGCTTCAAAGCGCGACCGCGAGTACGACCTCGTGTACGCCATCAAGCCGTTCCGGGCCATCGCGAAGTTCGGGTTCTACCCCACAGCGGCGCGCGCCTTCCACCCGGGCAATGACCACAAAATGTCCGGGCTTGTACGTGGCGACGCGCTAGGCCGTTCGGCTGACGCATCGTTCGTCCCGTTCTACGGCGACGTTGTCCGCACTGTCCTCCGCCTCACTCGAAACACGCGCGCAGCCACGCCGCGCGGCATGGGCCTCGAGAAGCAGCAGGTGCACGCCACGGAGCAGCACCAAGCATGCGACGCGACGACGGACTTCTTCACCCGCCGCTACGGCCTCACGCCGCAGGACCGTGACGAGTGGGTTGCCCTCCTCTCCCGGGTCGAGTCTCTCCCCGCGACTGTGTTCCACCCGATGATCGCCAGTGCGGTGGCGCGCGACACCGGGCTTGACCTCCTGGCCTGAAGGCGCGGGGTGCATGCCCACGTGGCTTGGCATGCCCCGCGCGACAGGTGGCCACCCCCAATTTTCCTCCACCGCAACTGGAAGACAAGAAAGAAACACAGACATATGACTCGATCCAAGAAGCATTCGCGCTCCCACAAGAAGGCCGCCGTGAGCAAGGCGACCTCCCACAAGAAGCGCGCTGCCTCCGCGAAGAAGGCACGCAAGGCCGTCACCCGCGCTGAAGTGCACAGCGCGCGCGCCTCAGCCTCTGCAAAGACAATCCCCGCTGTTGTCGCCCGTGAGATGCGCTCCGACGTGGCCGTCGCCGAGGCGCAGGCCGCCGCCGTCAAGAACCCGTTCCGCTATATCCCAGTGGCCATCGGTAGCTCTGCCGGCAGCGTGGTCTTCACCAATAAGATCACGAGCGACCAGACCATTGGCGCTACTGGGTGCTTGGCTTCGGCCCTTTTCCCGCGCGGGCAAAGCGCGGTGTTCTACTCCACGGCCATCGCGACCGGCGCGTCGGGCGCGTGGGTGACGTCCGGAATGTCTGGCGACTCGACCCTCAACTCCCAGTACAAGGAGGGGAGGTTCCTCGCAGGCGGCATCCGGTACACCATCCGCACCAACTCCCAAGTCACCGCCGGGCTCATCACTGGCGGCCTGTGGAACTGCCCCTCGACCACCACCGAAATCACCGGGTCCGCCGGCGACGGCATTCGTGGCATCCAGGGCATCAACACGACCACGCCCCAGACAACCAAGGACCTCCAAGGTTTCGTGCCGTGGCGTCCAGTCGATGCCAACGACTACGCTTTCGCGCCTGAAGCGGCAACGAGCGGCAGCACGTTTCTGACCACCAACGTCCCAGTGCTGTACTTGTCGCTGTGGCCGTCCGGCACACCCGTCATACTCGAGTGGGTGTGGCACATTGAGGTCACACTCAAGGCCGGAGCCTACCTCGGCATCCCCGGGTTCATCCGCACCGAGGCCCACGACTTCTCCCAGATCATGGACCTCGTGTCCTCCATGCTGCAGAGTGCGTTCTACTCCACCCTCGTGGTCGGACAGAGAGCCGCGTGGAAGTGGGCCATCGGAGCTGTCACCGCCGGCGCCTTCGGCAACAACGACGGGACCGCCTCATGGTGGGACCGCCTGCGTGGCTCCGGCGGCGTCGACGAGCTCCGGGCCGAGCCTGCGACTGAAGCGTTCAGCACGCAAGCCCTCATCGCCATGCTGGACCCAGGCAAGCTCAAGACCCAGATTGCGCAGCTCCAGGCTGAAGTCGCCAAGCTCGCCGCCGCAAAGCCGGTCGTGCGCGTCGAGACGTGCATCGACGACCCTGGCGCGGACGAAGAGGCCGAGGAGGACACAAAGATGAACATCCTCGAGTCTCACCGTTGGGTCGAGAGCAAGCTCTCTGGCACAGAACTCGCGCAGGTGGTCGCGCAACATCTAGCGGTGGAGCAGCGCGTCGGAATCAGGCGCGCCGCGCCACGCCCGGCGCCCACCGAGCCAGCGAGCAAGGCCACCCCCTTCTTCCCGGCCCACTAGGCCGGCATAAGGCGGGCCAGGCCCCCCCCCCCCCTTCCCCTAAGCCCGGCCCCCC